TGTAGAACAGTATTTTACAAACCAAAGGTTGATGCGCCAAGGACCGCACAGGTCGAAAATCAAACCAATGGTCACATATACTTTGAAGAAGATTTGGAAGAAGTTGATAGTTTCGTAGCAAAAGATTTTGAGGTGTGGGCACTTGATGTAACTCAAATACATAGTGTTCAGGGTGATTTTAAACTAAGAAAAGCAATTACACTTGGCACATTCGTTCATAAGTATAAGGACGTAGTTGAAATGTTAAAGGAAACGGGTAATGTCATTTGTTAAATTAAAAGGCACATTTGAATATATGCCACACACAATCATACCGCAAGGTCGAGCAGACTCTTTTGCGGGTAAATATGGATTGGGTGTAAGGCATAACACGATTTGGACACCAGAACCAGAAAAAGTTGTACTGTATAAAGTTATACCTGAGCGATATTGGAAAGATTTCCAAGTAACAAGAATGTCAATCAATAGTCTATTGTTACCACATGTGGATAATGATTTCATTACAACAATTAATTTCTATTACGATCCACAAAATTATAGAACTGTATTTTTCAAAGCAAAGCCAAACGCTAATGCTTGGAAAACAGAAGAAGATAGACACCTTGGTGTTGATAGTGGCACCATTGTTGACCAAAACGTAAATGTGGAAGAATTAAAAACAAGAGTTAAAGAGTTTGTTGCTCAAAAACAAAACATGCCGACATGTGAAGAAATTACATATGTTGATGCTGTCTATTCATTCGATGATGTTTATGAAATTGGATCTTTTGTGGCACAACCAAGTGAAGCATATATGTTAGATGTTAGAATACCACACAATGTTGAACCGCAAGGTGGAGAAGCCAATTTAAGAAAAGCTTTTGCTTTACGAACAAGATTTTATGATTATGGTCAAGTGTATGATATGTTAAAAGAAACTGGTTACTTATAAAGGATAAAAGATGTTTTTCGAAAAATTAAATTATACAGTAGATATAGAGAAACTTAAAAAAGAAGTTCGTGAAAGTGTATTCACATTGGGTGACCAAGTAGTCCAAGGCGAAGAATATGAAACACCACAATACAATGGTTTTGGTGGTTGGAGTTTATTGTGTAAAGAAGCCACATGGACTGGCGGTTGGGAAGCAATTCAGTTGGAAAAAGGACAAACACTCGAATCATTTTTACCAACAGACGATTTGGTTTTGAAAGCATACAAATACTTTAATATCTCACATGGACTTGAACACGACAAACCAACAGAAGCATACGTTGGTGAGATTAAAAAAGTTTTAGATGATATACGTGAAATGGGTTTTCATCCTGTTCGAGCTCGTGTGACCTGTTTGAAAGCAGGTTCAAAGAGTTTGGTGCATAGAGATGCGGAAGATACTGAATACATGGCTCGTATTCATATTCCATTGTGGACAAATAAAAAATGTGTTCACATCTGTGAAGGTAAAAATCTACATATGCCTGCTGATGGTGGTGTATGGATTCTTTGGACGAATAAGTGGCATCAAATAAGAAATGATTCGAATGAAGATAGATATCATATCATTATGGATGCATATGATACAAAGAAAATAACCAAACACTTTCACTATGAAGGTGAATTTGAACAATTGGAAAATTGGGTAAGAGGCAACCGAGAAAAAATTGATGCGGTTGAATTGACCGAAGAAGATATCGATTTCTTTGAAGCGATTAAACAAAAATACGTAACCAAAGTGGTTAAGGATTTTGAAATTATTTGATATGAATGATACACATGGAATTGTTTTCACTGGCATGGAGAGAACTAGAACGATTAGTCGTCCAGCCGGTGCAGCAAGATTGAGAACATTTTTGGAACCACATGGTTTCAACATTGAAGTTATTGATTATTTTGGCAACTTCACAGAAGAAGAATTGGAAACAATCTGTGCTAGATTTATTGGACCAAAAACTTTGTTTGTTGGCATCAGTATCACGTTCGTGTATGCATTTGATAAAATCAATCATCTATTCAAACACATTAAAGAGAAATATCCACACGTAAAAACATTGATTGGTGGTAATGAAACACCCATTAGTGGTGTGGATTTGACTAAGGTCGATAGAATCTTTTGGGGTTATGCTGAAGAAGCAGTATTGCACTATTTGAAATTCTTAACAAAGAAACGTTTGGATGATTTGAAATGGGTTCCTTACAGAGAAACATTTTCAATCAATGCTGAAATGACATATAAGAATGATGATAGTGACTTATCAATCAAATGGTTGGAAAGTGACCTAATCAAAAATAACTTCTTGCCAATTGAAATCAGTCGTGGTTGTATTTTCAGATGCCGTTTCTGTGCCTTCCCGTTGTTGGGTAAAAAGAAGAACGATTACATTCGTCACGTAGACAACCTAGCTGATGAGTTGCGTAGAAATTATGAATTGTTTGGTGTCAACAACTATTGGTTTAATGATGACACATTCAACGACAACGTGGTAAAACTAGAATATGTTGCAGAGGCAATTGCAAAGAGTGGTGTTAAGATTACATATACAGCATTCCTACGTGCAGACTTGATTGAACGTTTCCCTGAAACTATACCAATGCTTGCTGATACAGGTCTTGTTGCTGCAACGTTTGGCCTTGAGTCTTTGCATCCAGAGGCCAAGAAGGCCATTGGTAAAGGTTTAGATAACGAAAGACAGTTTGAAGCGATTAGACAGTTGAAGAAATATAAACCAATTTACACATATACAGGCATGATTGCTGGTTTACCTGGAGAACCAATCTCTAGTGTAATGAAAAGTCAACAGATATTGTTAGACCAAAACTTTGAGGTGTTTGATAATTGGGATTGGTGGCCACTTTTAATTCGTAAAGGTTCAGTCAGTCGATTGAGTGAATTTGAAAAAGAATATGAGAAGTGGGGGTATAGTGAAATGGCACCTGGTGAATATAAAGTTCCAAAAGGTGATGATGATTTCAGGTATGCACAAGAAGATGAAGGTATTATGATTTGGAAAAACAAATATACAAATTGGTATACCGTCAGAACTATTGCCGATTCTTTGAATAGAGAAACAGAACAACACCGTATTGCAGCAGGCAAATCAATCTATGGCAATGCAAATAAAGGTGTTAGTATCAACCATGACGTATACGAATTGGTTGGTCTAGGTGTTGATGTTAAAGATATTATTGACGGAACGTTCGATAAACAACTTCTAAATAAAAAGATAGAAGAAGCTGACAAAACTATTTTAGAATACAAACAATTGAAGTTAGGATTATTGTAATGTTCATTTATTGCCCACCAAAAGAGATTCCAAAAATTGAGTCTCAAACTTTCCCTGATGGGAAAAGATATTATGTCACACCAGATGGTAAAAAGTTACCATCGGTGACCACCGTGGTGGGAGCACAGAAAAAAGAAGCCATCATGGCATGGCGGCGTAGAGTTGGTGATGAGGTTGCAAACAAAATCTCCAGACAGGCCACATCACGTGGCACCAACATGCATACATTATGTGAATACTATTTGAACAATGAACCAAAACCACCAGGTAATGTTATGCCTGATGCTAAAGAAATGTTCATAGCAATCAAACCGTATTTAAACAAAATCAATAACATACACTACCAAGAGGTTGGATTGTGGTCCTCACAACTAGGATTGGCAGGTCGTGTAGACTGTATTGGTGAGTATGAAGGTGTCTTATCGGTGATTGACTTTAAAACATCGAAGAAGGTTAAGAACCGTGAAGATATCTTGGATTATTTCTGGCAAACTACTGCATATGCATTGATGTATGAAGAACTGGTTGGTCAACCAATCAATGATTTGGTGATTATTATGGCTGTGGACAATGCACCACCAGTTGTTTTCAAAGAAAAGACACACGACCACATTGAAGGTTTAGTTAGAGCTATTGATTATTACCACAAAAACAGTTGACAAACTAAATAAATTGGTGTATAATACAATTATGGATAAATTATTTTTACTTGTTATTGTTGTAGGTTTACACGCTTATTGGATTTATAAGTTGGTAAACTATGATTGGAATAATTTTGAAAAAGATTCAGAGGGTGACGATTTTTTGAAACCCTATGAGTGATTATGGTTGTATGAAGCAACTAGAAACGTATTCTGTAATCTTCAACTCCACTAAATAAAAGTGGAGGTGTATATGAGAAGTTATTCCTTGATTTGTTGTGATGGTTGCGAAAAACAATTTGAAAAAGAAACAAGATATGTAAAAGCGGCTGAAAAGAAAGGTAGACGCCTTTACTGTTCACTATCTTGCCATGCAAAACACACAAGAGAAGAAAAGTTGGGTGTTTGGGTGCATAGTGAAGAAAACAAGAAAATGGCCAGAAGTTTGGCTGGTAATAGAAAGGATGAATATAGTCCTTTCAGAACACTATTAAAAAGTTGTAGAACAAGAACTAATAAAGGTGGGAATCCAAAAGGTGATTTTAATTTGGATTTACCATATCTCAAAGAACTTTGGGAAAAACAAAACGGTAAATGTGCCATCACAAAGGTTGACTTAATTTTAGAATCTAGTTATAATAAAAATTATCAAGCGTCACTGGATAGAATTGATAGTTCCAAAGGATATGTGAAAGGCAATGTCAGATACATTAGTGTATCCGCAAATTGGTTAAAGAATAACCTGGATGATGAACACATAAAAGAATTTATCCGGATTTGTAAAATGGTAGTAAACTGATTTTTTGAAAAGTTGGCAAGACGCCGGGGCAGCACCGGC